TGGTCGTAGTTTTTTGCCCTATAGAGGTAAAGTTGCTAGTAGTTGGATTTGTGGTGTAACTAGTGCTACCGATCAATCTATTTATTTCTATGATGGAGGCTATTGGAAAGGAGATTGCGCTAATAGTACAGATCATATTGGGGGTGCTAGATCAAAAAAGCCTGTGTATCTTCAAACACCTGCTCCCTTTCTTAAAAGTAGATCATTTAAGAAGTTTAAATATGTAGATATTTATGGTTATTTGAATGATCTAAACTCTGGTTCTAATCTTTACTTTAATAATGAACTAGTTACGGCAGCGGATAAAGGTAAGTCTATCTTTAAAGCGCCTATTAGTTCAGTTGAAGGTTCTCAATTTAGAGGAATGCCCTCAATTCCTTTAGTAATATCAGGGGTAGTAGATTCTAATTTAAATGGATTGCCTAATGATCCACCCTTTCTAATCACTGGAGTTGATTTGATCTACAACCAGGATAATCGTGGTAGAGATGGTATGGGACAATGACTGATTTTAGTAAGCCAGAGGAAAATGCTCTTAATCCTATTCAACCTGTCTCCGATGATTTCTCTACAGATGGTTACCTACCAGAATTTGCAAAGGTAGATCACCAACATCCATTAAGCGAAAGCTTGAGACAAGCAATTTTTAATGCCGGTGTTGGAACGTATGTCCGAAAAACTGGCGATACGATGACAGGTAACTTGATTGTTAGTGGCGCATCTATTTTGCTAACAACGGGTAATGGTCTTTATCTCAACTATCCAACCAATACTTCTTTAATATATACTGTTAATGCTCCGGGAGGTAGTCCGTGGCATACAGGTATTAGAATTCAAGCTACGGATGGTTGGTCTTTCTATAACAACGTACAAGGTCTTGATGTAATGGGTTACAGAGGAACTTCTGGAACCTATTATGCATGGATTACTAATAAATTGTTAGTAGGTTCCGGTCCAAGCGATGCACTTGCAATTCAAGCTTTAAATGTAATTGGGCATGTAGCTATGACTAATGGCAACTCACTTTTGTGGTATAGTGGTACTACTCAATGGGGTGGTCTATGGATGTCAGATTCTGGTTGGGTAAGAGCTACACCTAATTTCTACTCAGCTGGAGTTGTTGGCGGGAATAGTGGAGTATCTGGTGGTGGCGCAGGTGGGGGTATGGGAGGTTATACAGGTTTTTATACTGTAGGTTCCTCAAGTTTCTCTACGTCCTATTTTGTAGGTCATGTTTACGGACAAGGCATTATGTTCCAAAGCAATAGAGTTGGAACATTATCTTGGGGTGACTCTGATTTCTTTGCTAATCCTGGTACAACAAGAGCACAATACTGCTTCCATCCTGGTGGAGTAGCTGGTAACTTGCGAATGGATCAATCCTTCGCATCATTCATGTGCGTTGATTTGAATGGTACTGCATATTACTCAGTATCAGCATCAGCATTTACTGTAGGTTCAAAACGAAGTTACAAACAAGATATTTATGATTGGCCTCCAAAACCTGGCCCTGGTTTGAGTGCAGATGAACAGCCAATCAAAGCTATGGATTTGGTTCGTGAGTTAAATATTGTGTCTTACAGACGCAAAGAGGAACAACTCATGGCACAAACTCATAGTACTGAACGTCGAAATAGAGCACATGGTAGACTTAATCAGTATAGGGAAAATAGAGGTTTAGAGCCTTATCCTTGGGAAATTCATACTTGTGATGATCCAATTTGTGATGGGACTCTTGAAAATCCTTGTGCTTGGCGAAAGAATTGGGCATTAGAATCATTAGGCCTAATTGTAGAAGATACTGTAGCAATTGCTCCAGAAATTATACAATTTGATCAAAAAGGAGAACCAGGGTTCATTGATGTTCATTCCCATGTATCTCTACTTCATGCCGCAATTAAAGAACTAGAAGAACGAATCTACTTCCTGGAGAGGATCAACTAATGGCACAACTTGTTATTCAAATTCCAGATAATCAACTGGACAGGGTTTTAGAGGCACTTTGTGCTGAATTACCCAATGTCGATAGCTTTACTTCTGGTGTTACACCTACACCTGCTTTGGCAAAGCAAGTTGTCATTAACATGATTAAGACACGAGTAAAGATGTACGAAGAAGCAAAGCAAGCTAAGACAATTCCACCCATAGATGTATCAAACATCGTAAGTTAGGAATATATGGACCAGCCATTGGAAATTGACCCGAATCAGCTTCTTGAAGCCATTAATGCTGAATTCCCAAAGGAATTCATGATCTGTGCTCAAAGACTTCATATCAAGAAGTTGTCAGAAAGACTTGCCGAAGCAGAGAAATTCAACGAAGTAGTAAAGGAGCCTGATGCCTGATATGCTGGGTAAGAAATCAGCCACAGATCGTTATGCACGAGGGAATAATGTGTATAACGGTACTGGAGCTTCCCCTAATCCTATGGGAAGAAACCAAAATCAATTGACACCACTACAGGCTGCTGCTAAATTGCAGCGTAAGCGCAGGGCTGCAATTATGAACCCTGGGCCTGTAAAACCACAAAGTAAATACTCAAACACACTGATGACCGATCACGGAGGGTTGTATCAATAATGCCTGAATATCTTTCACCTGGACTTACAATTCAACCAGACCCTGGACCTGCACCAACAATTGCATCCGGTAGAAATGCTCCAACTGGACCATTGGCTAGTGATGCAAGTGTTGCTGCTGCTTATCAAGCATTGATGCAAGCAATTAACAATGCCGATATGGACAGAGGAAATTACCAGCGTCAACTTGCAGATAAGTTGACCCAATCAAAGCAAGATCGTCAAAAGGCACTTCTAATGGGTAATCAAGGTCTTGCAGATCGTGGTTTGCTTAATAGCGGTGCAGCTTTGCAGCAACAGCAAGACATTGGAACACAATGGGATGCTTATGACACAGGACTTCAAGATTTTACTCAGAGTCAACTTACTGGAGTTGATCGCGGTATTACAGCTTTGGAGTCTGGTTATAATACTGCACAATTAGATGCATCTGGAAGATGGACAGCTCAACAAGCGGCTGCTGCTGATGCAGCAATTAAGCATCAACAAAGTTTGGATGCAATTAATGCCCAAACTGCTCAGTTGATGTCTATTATTCAGCCTCAAATTGATCCCCAAATGGCTGCCGCTGCTGCTGCTCCTGCTCAGCAATTCCAATCGCCAATATATAATCCAATTGCCCAAGCTGCTAATAAGCCAAAGGTAACAGTTAAGGCAACTACTCCTTCTGGATCAACTGGTTATTTGAGTCAGAAGCCACTTCAAGGACCACAGTAATGCCGGGGAAACCAGGTGGGCCAAATGTTGGTGTAAGAGCCGAAGATGGAAGTATTGTTAATCCTAGGTTCTATAAAACAGCACCTAAAAATTTGAGTAGAACAGGTGGTAAAAAGCCTCCTCGAAAGACAAAGGATTTTTGGACAGGACCAAAGAATGGTGGGTATGAAGATGAATATCCAGCATTCCCAGGTGCTCGTTTTCCTGCGTCTAAAGTTCCACGAACTGATAGTGTAAGATCAAGAGCTTATACTACTAGAGGTCAGCAACAGAAAGCTAAGCCCCCTACAGGAATCATGGGTGGACTTAAGAAACTTTCTGATTATGTTGGTCTCACGGACAACAAGAATTGGAAAGATAGTGATTGGTCTCAAATCGCTAAGACAAAGAGATTGAAGGGTAAAGGTGGCTGACTATGCCAAAGAAGCCATATGGCCCAGTTCTAGGTAGCGGCGAGAGAATTTATGAAGCGGATATTATTAGGAATGCTACAAAGCCTAAAGCACCGCCAGTAATTCTTTCTGCTCCGCCTTTAGGAACTACCTCTCGTGCATATGCAAATGCACGTGGCTCACAAGTTGGATTAAATGTTCCTAATTCTTCTAATGCAACTACTCCTGGAAGTGGTTTAGCTGCTGCTGCTTCTGCTAGATTAAGTGGTGGTGGAAGTGGCGGGGGTGGTGGAGGTGCTGTAGCTCCTGTTGATCCTTTAGCTGGATATACTCCTGATAAAGCTGATCTAAGTAAGAATCCAATTCCTGCTTTGTACGATACTCTTTTGGCATATACTAAAGAGAACGCAGATGCACGTCCTGCAATGTATCAGGCTTATGCAGATAAGTTTAAGGTACAGCAAGATGCTGCAAATAAGCAATTGTATGATGCTTATATGGGTTCTCGTACAGAACAAGATGCACAAGCTACAGCTTTTGGTGTTGATCCCAATGTAATTGCTCAGGCTAGAGATTTAGCTATGCGGAGAAGTAAGGAGAATTCAGATCAAAGTCTTGCTGATAACCTTGCATGGCTTGATAAGTCTGGTATTCTTTCTAAGCAACAGGCAGAAGCTATGGGTATGCAGTTTGCAAAGGAAAGAGTAACTCAATCTGGTAACTGGGATCAACTAGAAGAAGAAAGAGTTGCCCAACTTAATCTTTTGAAGTTGCAAATGCTTGCAGATCAAATAAGTGCAAAGAAAAGTGGAGGCGGAGGCGGAGGTAGACGTGGTGGTGGAGGAAGTTCTAGTAAGGGAGATACTGGAGTTACTGAAACTATGACTTCTGATAATCCTGAGATGGATTTGGCTCTTATGGAATTAAAGAGAACTAATCCTGCTTTGGCCGCAGTTGCTGAAAGAACTCTTAATCTAACTGGTCGTGGAGATTCTACTAAGGCAGCCCAAGAGGAATATGATCGACAAGTTCAAATTGCCCATACTAGAGCTACTCCTGTAGGTACTCATAATCCTTTGGGTTCTATTGGTAGAATGTTTGCTGGAGTTAATACAAATCTAGCAGCTGCTAAGGCAAAGGTACAACTTCCTACAGTGTATGCCCCACTTATCAATTTCACTAAAACCTTTAGTGGAACTGGTAGCAACCCAAAGAAGAAGGTTACACAAACTACTAAGGGTAGAGCATGACCATTGCAGAGGAAAATAGACTAAGGTTTGTTGCCAACTTTAACAAAGCAATTGGTGATAAAGCTGGCCGTCCTATGACCTATGTAAGTGATAAGCAACTTGCTAATATCATCAGTGAGAAAGATCGTCAGAAATATTCCCTACAGCTAGGTAAGAAGTTAAAGGAAGTTAAGCCTAAGGCGGAGCCAAAAGCTAAAGTAACTCCAACCTTTAATGCAACTGATGCGGCTATTCTTTTGGGATTATCTCCATCTACTGGTAAGATGAATCCCAGAACTGGTAAAATTGAAGGTTCTAAGGCATCGAATAAAGTCACACCGACTACAGGTAAAGTTGATGTTAAGAACCTACCAAAAGCTGATCGTCCAGATATTCCAAAAGAAAGTGGTGGATTCTCTCTCAAAGGACTTGTGAAGGGAATTCAACATACTGCTGGGAATGTGGCAGGATATGTTGGTTTGACAGATGATGAACCAACATCTGAATCAAGTCAAGGAGATAGTGGTTCTTTCTTTGATGCTTTGCATTCAGTTAATACTGGTGGTCCAACTCAAGCTACAATGCGTTTCATCAATCGTCCACTTGATCTTTCTAATCGTTTGGCTTATGCCGCTAATGAAGCCGGTTTAAGAATAGCACATGGAGAAAGTGCAGGAAGTGTTGCACACGGTGCTTTGTCTGGATTAGCTGGTACAAGAAAAACTGGACTTAGGGAAGTTATTGATGCAACTATCCCTGATGATTACCTGCATCCTATCTTCAAATGGCCTTTGGCTTTTGCGGGTGAAGCAGCAGAAAATCCACTAAGCTATATTAAAGGTGGAACTGTTAAAGCAGCACGTGGAGCAACTTCTTCTGCAATTAGATCAGGTCTGGAAAAGACAGGTCTTAGTGCATATAAGCAGGAATATGGTAAGGCTGTAGAAGAAGCTTTAGATAGTATGACTCATCCAGTTGCACAAGATGCACTAGGAAAGAGCAAAGTTACAAAGATCAATAAGGGGAGAATTTCAGGTACCAAAACTGTAGAACAGATTATTGAACCTACTTTGACTAGATCAGAACCTGGTAAATATTATCATGGTTCGTCTAATGCTATCCCTGAATTCCAGCAATATACAGGTAAGAGCGCAGATAACTTGTATGGTCCTGGAGTTTATACAACGGATACAGGTGCAATAGCTGGTAAGTACACACGAAAAGGTGCAGGAGGTAACCCTAATGTTTATCGTGTTGAATGGGCTGGAGAAGCTCCTCCAAAGATACTTAACCTAGAAAAGCCTTCACCAGAACTTCATCAAGTCTTAAGTGATATGACTGAATCAATGGGTCAAGCTGAATGGTTTGATACCAGCGAAGAAGCCTGGAATGCAATGCAGGAAGTGTTAGCTAATCCCAATGCTAAAGGTAAAGACTTGTATACTACCTTTAGAAAGATGTTGGCTGATGGACGTATGCATTCAGCAGAAGCTGATGACATTATGCATGACGTCAATGATCTTCTAAGAGACCCTGGTATGGGTGGTTTTGATGCAATGTCTCATACAGGAGGAGAAGTCACTAAAGGTCAAAAGCATGGCGTAACTATTTGGCTTGATCCTAACAATGTTAGAATCGCCGAAAATGTTACAGAACATGCTACACGAAGAACTCTTACCAGTGAAGTTCCAAATAGAGTTGGTGGTTCTGTAGTTCGTCAAACTGTTAAAGAGCGTGTTGTTCAACAAGCACAAGACGCTCTTGATACCATGATTTATGAAGAAAAATCTGGTAGAACTCTTGGCGGTGGACCTAGAGATGTGCATGGAACTTTAACTGAAACTGGGGCAGAAGGTCTTAGAACTTCTTTAATTGATGAAGTTCAACCAGCTCGTGTTAAGTTCGTCAATGCCATTGAAGGTGGAAAGAGATACAGTTCTGTAGAATTTAAGAACATGCGTGCAAAAAATCCTCTATTTGGTAAATGGCTAGATGCAGCAGAAGAAGTACAAAAAGAAGCTGCTGCTGCGGGTACCAAATTGGATGCCGCTGCAATTGGTAGATTGGCTGATGGAAAATTCTCTGAAAGTCTTTCACCAATCATTGACGAACTTCGTGCCAATATTAAGGGTAATCTTTCTGATCGTGTAACTAGAGTTGGTCGTATAAGCTTTGGTCATCATGATGTCTATTTGCCACGTCTTAGTAGAATGGTACAAGACCTTCACTTAGAAAAGGCTATCCCTGAGAACTTTAGACGAGCTTATTTGATGAGTTCTTGGTTGCCAGGTTATACAGGTCACGTATCTAACAAACTTCGTTCTACATCTAAACTGGAGTTAAATGCATTCAAGGATGAACTTGCAGAAGTAGCCTCAGGCACAACAATAGCTGAGCGCAAGTTGATTAAGAGTGCTACAGAAGCTGATGTTGTCTTGCCTGGAAAGCTTGGAGAGATTCAAGCAAAGCAGGTAGAGATGTATAAGAAGATGTTCTATGATGAAGTTGAGATGGGTGTTAGATCAGAAGGAGCAACTCCTTATGCAAAGAACTACACCTTCAATAGAGTCAAGGGTGGAGTATCCAAACTGCAAGATGCCAATCTAAATCAACACTGGATTGAACCTCGAAAGAGATCAATTAAGGCTTTAGATGGAGATGTTAAAGGTTGGACTGGCGAAGATGCTAAGGGTATGGGTCTTAAGGTAGAGGAAGATTTTGCTGATGCATTAGTGCAGCGCAAAGTCCGCAGCCTTAACAAAATGACTAAGACTAATCTTAGCCGTGATCTAGTTTCTCACTATGGAATCAAATCTAGGATTCCTGTAGGTGAACTTTTCAAGTCAGATTTGGTCAAAATTAACCCAGTTGATATGCCCGAGTGGTTGGCAAAAGAACTGAAGCCTGGAGAAAGTGTCTATCTTCATAAGGACATTCAGAAGGTTCTTAAGGACTATGATGACCTTATGGCTTTCAATCAAACTAAGGAAGCCAGGAACTTTGTAAAGGGTATTGAGAATCTAACTCAAATCTACAAGGTAGCCAATACAATGTACTGGCCTGGATTCCATGCACGTAATGCCATGAGTGACTTTTTCATGGGTATGTTGGATGGAGTTAAGGCTAAGGAATATCCAGAGGTTTTTAGAAACCTATTGAATCGCAAAGACCCCAATATCAACATTGGCGGGGATACATTCCCATTCAGTAAACTACAGGACAGCTATCATAAGAATGCAAGCTCTGGGTATTTTGATACAGAAGTTAGTATCAAAACCCATCCAGATGACTTGATGACTACGAAACTACAGGATAGTATTCGTCCTTATGAAATGCCGGAGCAACTTAAAGCAGTAGGTGAAACTGCTAAGAAGGTTCACTCTAAAGTAGCTGAACTATCACAAACGCGTGAAGATTTTGGACGTATGGTTCACTACAAGCACGCAATGGATGAGGAATATGCCTTCAATCGTGCGAAGGGTTATTCCAAAGAAAAGTCGTGGGCTAATGCTGAAGTTGCGGCACAGGCTAGAGTCAATAGATTCAAGTTTGACTACGATGCTTTGACGCCGTGGGAAAAGAAACTCCGTAAGTATGGAATTCCATTCTACACTTACATGCGTAAAGCCACACCTGTTCTTCTTGAGAACATGATGATGAATCCTCGGTACTTCAATGTCCTCCAAAAACTCCAGCAGCAATTAGCTCCGAGTGAGGAATGGCAGAATACAAGAGAACCATCTTGGCAAAGGGAGGCCAATCTAAGTCTATTGACTGATGACACTCAACCTTGGGGATTTACAGATGCTATTAGTCCTATCCGTACAGTTGCAGATGCTGTCTCTCCACTAGCAAGTCTTATTAGTCCTGCGACATATGGTGGCGCTGGAGGAAGAAGTATTGCTGCACAAGCTGCTCCTTGGATTCAAACTCCCTTTGAATTGGCCTTTAAGAAGGACGTATTCTCAGGTAAGCCCGTGAATAACATTGGAGATATTCTCAAGAACAAGTGGAAAGGTATTGGACAGTACAGTAGCGTTAGTGGAAATAAAGACATAAAGGAAAAGGTCGCCTATGCTGCTGGTCTGCCTGTTTACCATGTAACTGATAAGATGCAAGAAACCAAAACCAATGAGCTTAAGCAAACTATGCGAGACAAACTAGTTTCCTATAACAATCAATTGGAACCAGCAGGCTACAGGTTGGAAATCTCACAAGGACAGATTCAATTAATTAGGCCTAAGTCCCCAACAGCGCAAGAAAAGAGAGATGGAGTTACGCCGCGATACCCAGTGAATGACCAGCGTGTAGTAGTTAAGACTTTCAAGTCATTTGACGAAATTCCCATCGAATTCAAGTGACGATTATCACTATCCCCCGTTATCAGGTTAGGGTATAATGGCGCTATGCGTATGGACTCGGGCTTTTTTTGTCAGGACAACAGTATTCCAACGGCTATCTTCTTTCCAAAGAGTTACACGGTAGAAGAATCGGCCCAAGCGATTAACTATTGTAATTTATGCGACCGGAACCAGGATTGCCTCAAAATAGCCCTAGCATTTAAACTAAACGAGGGGATATTTGGTGGGTTAAGGCCCCAAGATAGAGACCGTTTATTGGTTACAGAAGCTTCCCGGGCAGCGCGAGCTTTTGTTTCACAGCGTAATACATTGCGTGAGCAGCAGCGTCTTGAAAATGAGTCCCAGGCTTCCCTTTTACATAATTCATATTCGCAAAGCCATACCCCATTGGTTTTATCGTGGGCTGTTGAAGAATCACCTTCTTCCCGATCAGGGCCGCTAGAGTTTGAATTGATCCTATGATCTTGGGAGTTTCCATTGGACTCCAATCAAAACTTCCACTCTTGGCTTTTCCAGGTCGAACCTTAAAATCTTCTACCACAACGTAATCAGCTGCTTCAATCAAATCTTTGTACTCGATAGCAGTCAAATCCATTGAAACGCCCGCATGGTCAATGCGGGCTTTTTTAGTTTCTGGATCAATGAGAATTACGGCCAGCCCTGTAGTCTTTCCTGGGTCTATCCCTAAGATATTTATCACCTAGGATTCCTCAAAGCTTCAAAATCACGAAGATGGTCACCGATCTCCATATACAAGGCTTTTAATCCTGGTACTGTCAGAGTGAATTTAGGAAATTCCATACCATCTTCATAAACACAAATGATGGTATGGTCCTCATCCTCAGAATGGGTAAATTTCCCATCTATCATGATTTTACCCTTGTTGATGATGTTGAGTTTCTTCTTCATGATAGCCTTTTCGCTTCTGTTGAGAATCGCAATCCGAACATTTCTACAGTCCAATCACTAAGTAGGCTTTGGGCTTCATCTAATTGATTTTCTATACTACGCTTGCTAGGATCGAGATTGAGCCAGACCGCATCATGAACTTGGTTTCGCATATCAAAGTTATGCTCTCGAAGTTTGAGCATTCCAACTTTGACGATTTGGAAAGAGCCTCCTTGGATACAGGCAGACCATGCAATGTGATATTGCGAACTATGTTGGAAATGTCGGTATCGTCCATGCCACATCTTTACCTTTCCACCTTGATTCATACAGACTAAAGCCGCTTCTTTGGACTTACGATACATATCAGAATAAGTACGACGAAAATCCGCAACAATAGATTGAGCTTGCTCCACAGGAATACCCATAGTGTCAGCGAGAGTATCAGCCCCACTACCATAAGCAAGAGCGAAGTTAATAGTTTTACCTTCTTGCCGTGGGACGCCCAAAGACGAAGCGGTAAGTTGGTGAATATCTCCCTCTTGCTGAAAAATTTCAAGGGCATTTTGTTGTTTGCCATAAACAGCCCCTAGTCTAAACTCCAGGGTTTTATAGTCAAGCTCCCATAATTCACAACCATCTTCGGGTTGGAAGAATCCTTTGATATCACTATCTCTAGGAATCTGTTGCATGTTTGGATCAGCACATGATAATCTGCCCGTGACAGTTCCATGTTGCTTAAATTCAGGATGGAATCTTCCGTGGGGAGCCAATCTAAGGTATGGCCGATAGTAGGAAGTGAGACGCTTTTGTTGCTGCTTGAACTCACGAAATCCTTTACACCACGGATGGTCGGTTCTTTCAAGAAACTTTGTATTGATCTGCGGTTTATGAGTCTTTGGCGTATAACTAAGAGGGGTGAGACCGAGTGTTCCGAATACGTATTCTTCCAAGAGAGATTTTCTTCCAGGGTCAAACCCCAGTTTCTTAACGTAGTCATTACACCATTCCTGTGTTTCTAGTAGCGAAACCTTCACCTTCTCTTTGTCGACTCTAATCCCCTTAACTTCCATTTCCTTAAGGAGATACATGAAATCACGATCTGTAGCCTTCCACAGATTCTCGTATTCGTCAAATTTGTTCAACAAGTAGTAGAACAGATTCCAGGTAACTATAGCATCCTGTTCGGAGTATTTACCCATAATCTTGACTGGTACATGCTCCCATTTGTAAGCATCCATAGCCTTAGCTAGCTTGGTATCTTTGTGAATTCCAAGGTACTTAGATACTAGGTAGTCAAGGCTGTAGTTAAACTCATTTTCGTCAATCAGATGCGCCATAACTAAGGTACAGAATACCTGATCCGCAGGAAGCACTATCTTCATCTGTTCAAGTACGTCAACGTCCCATTTAGCGTTGTGAAATACTAATGGCACATTGGGTATATTGTCGAAGAACCCAGTAATATCCACACCTGTAGGTTCTTCTGCTCCCCATTCATAATGTTCTACAGGAATGTAGAATGTATCTCTATCAATGCATAATGAGAAGCCCATGCAGTACCGTTCTTCACGAACAATCCAGTCCTTGTTCGTTTCAGTATCAATTACGATTGGGTTTTTAGTTGAATTTAAGATCAATCGTACCTGATTTAACTGGTTCTGGTCCATTACTATCACTTGTTACCTCCTTCGCAGGTGTTGCTAGCTCAAATGTTAGGCTAGTGGTTCTGATAAGATTAATGGTTCGTTTTTCAGCGAATCTGGCCTTAAGAAGGTCAAGCTCCAAACCCATTCTTCCATCCTCATGCCAGAGGCTTGCCACTGTTTCGGAATTCTTTGCAAAGATAAAAGATCCATACAAATCTCCCAGTTTTCTGGGCTTCTTATTTGTATCAGATGCTTTTCGATTGTGGTGCACGGCAATAATAGCAATGTTGTAGACCTTTCTGATCTTTTTCATCCACTTCATGATCGTTCTAGATTCTGTCTCATTCAGATCATCTGTCGCCAACTCACTGATAGAGTCGATGATTAGAACGTCTGGATTGATCTTCGCTAACGTCTTTTCAAACCCCTGCATGTTGGAATCTATGTCAGGAGAGATGATATACATATTCTGATTCCACAAACCCTGTTGCTTGAATACCTGGGACTGATGTTGGAATATGTACTTCAATTCAACTACATCCATCTCTGCGGAAAGATATGCTACAACATATGGTCGTAACAACTCTAACCCTAAGATTGGTAGCCCTACAGAAAGTCTGTATGCCCAATCAAATGTAAGTTGAGTTTTTCCTACTCCTGGTTGCCCTGATACTATGAACATTCCTGACGTATGAAGCAAGTTGGGAATAACCCAAGTTAAATCAGTTGTATGGGTAAGAATGTCATTTGGAGAGTAGACTGAGATATAGCTTGCTCGTTCAACCTTAAATAGGGCAATAGAAGCTATCTCAGATAACCGTCTTAGTTGATCCTCTCGACCTACGAATTTCTTGATTCTGGCATCTATGACATAGAGACAGGAAACTATCTCTAGACCACTTAATCCCGCTTCTGCAAGATAGTAGCCTGTAGCCATTAGAAACTCTGAACGATGGGGATGTTTAACTATCTCCACGTTCACTTTGTGTAGTAGGGATGGATCTAATTTGATTGCACTAACCGGCATCAAACCTTCATAAGTATAAGTATCTACAGGCTTAGCTATATTAGGCGCTGGATCAAACTCACTAGGCTGATGCAAACTCTCTATGTGTTTTAAGGACTTTACAGGCACGTTGTGCTTGTAGTTGATTGTGTTTGGCGGTCTTAAAACTTGGGTAGAATCCCACCCACTGGAGTCCGCTTCTAAGTAGTATGTGATGCGTCGATTTATGTCCTCTAATGAGTCCACAGACAGCGCGTCCATCTGCCAGAAACAATGTAAATGCGTGGAAGTGCTGGTTTGAATAATGGCGTCTGGTTCTGGTAACTTTTGCCAATTGATGTCCTCTTTTCCATCAAATTCAATCCACACGACATTTGAATGTGATATCGAGTCCTTACTTACCTTCTTCTCTTTGTAGAGAACAGGGCCTATGTAAACATCACTTTCCAGACTCTCTGTTATAATCCAATCAACTAGCTCAGCTTTTTCAATCGGCCAACCGAACCACTGTTGCCTCCATTCTTGGGACGATTTCTTAATGGGCGCATAGACATAGCCTAAATCCTCTTTGAACAGAAAATCTAGATGCCTAATTAGATCTGTCATGGCATCTCCCGAATTGCAAAGAAAAGGGGGAGAGAGCCGTTAGACTCTCTCCCCCTTTTAGTTAGCTGGTTGCTTCGAAAACGTTTACCACGTTTTGCATCTTATCAGGATCATCGCTACGAGGTTGTGTCGTAATATGTCCGATGACCTTTCGTCCAACCAAATCCTTCGGATCAAGTTGAACACTACCTGATAGAGGCGAGTCGTAAACGGCCTCAAGGAATTCACGGAGGAAAGCCATTGAAAGATCATTCTCCTTGTCAAGGTAGAAATACTTCCAGATGTTCTTCTTCTCATCCTCGACGAGCTTCATTGTGATCTTCAAAGATGGCTTCTTGCCTTCCTTCTTTGAAGGATTCACTTCTGCGTCAGCGATAATCAGAAGATACTCCCCGTCATCTACCGGGGAATACATTTCCTCCAGAATATCTGCACTCGATCGCTCGGAATCACCCGAGAAGTCAAGGTCAATCATTTACTTGCTCCTTTGTTTGTTGTTGGTTAGATAAGGAAAATTTCGTTGAAGTTTGGGTTTTTGATTGAGGTTTCCTGTATGTCCAGTCTGTTCTTTGCCTCGATATTCTGGTATGGGTTGACGGTGAGTTTCCTCACCCTTTCTCCCTTGATGTTAGTTTCAACTTCAAGGAAGGCTGCTATGTTTATCAAACCCATGATTGATTTTTTCAAGGTTGGTGTGATATCAGGAGTAATCCTGATTACGTTACCTTCCTTGTCAGTATCAATTCGCTCATGGGCAATGATAATCACATGAATGTTTGCTTTCTGTAGGAACATGAACAACTCATCAATCTTATTGGTAGAGACTCTATAGTCTCCCCAAAGAGGTAGATAAGGGTCACGCTTAAACACTCCAGGTTTTCCTGGTGTTTGAGCATCTTTCCTAAGATCGCTTTGAATTTGATCGTCTTGTGCTCTACCAATCGTATCTAGTACGATTGTTTCATAAGCCTTCTTGCGAACGACTTCTCGACAAAATTCAAAGATTTCATCGAAACTAGTTGGCACAAAAAGATCAGTGTTTTGTAGTTCTGGGATTCGTCGGAATGTCTCAGCACTTCTTTCAGTATCTATCCATACGGGATTAGGTGCTGCGGCTGCAAATCTTGTTTTACCCGCACCATAACGTCCATATAGAAGAAGCTTGATGTAATACTCAGTGTCCTTGATCTGTTGAACTCGGTCCAAAAGGCCCATCTTTTTCTCCATAGGTTAGGTATACTTCATGGACATAACATCTACCACGCGCACCAACATACTCACTTGTTCGATGATAGCCTTGTTCATCTATGATTTCTAACTCCAATGTGGAGTCATCATCATAGGTCAGTAAAACTGATTTCAAATTTCGGGTTGTCATCGGTGTGTTGACCGCTCTTTTGTGCGGACGATTGAAGTCTAACGTCACGTTCATTTGCTACCTTTGTCCTAAAGTGTAGGGATTTAACCTTTTCCACATTTATGCCACGCGTTTCCGCATGACATAGCTCGAAGAATTGGCAGTTGGGACAAGTAGGACTATAGTTCTTTAGAGCCGGTGTGTCAAGTATCCTGTCAATTTTATTTAGGATATTTTCCTTTATTACCGAAAGACCTACAGGTGTGTGACGATACCTATGCAAAGCAAACAAGCTACTAGGTGGTGGCTGTGTCTTTCCTTTGTGTAGATATGAGTTAAGGAAACTGACCTCTACATCAAAGATGTTCATTGATACTGCGTAGTGGCCTAGTTGATCGTCCAACATTACCGATTGGCTAGAGTGAGTTCTTACATTTGCTCCAGTCTTATGATCTCTGATCCTGATGTTACCTGCACTATCTCGATAAAGAAGATCAATGATTCCATGAAGAATAACTGTGTGTCCATGTGGAGTAACTACCTCTACATGAAACTCATGCTCTACTTCCAGAACAGTGATCCCTTTATCAATCTGTGGAGATTGGAATGTGAAGAAAACCAAGAGTCTAGGCCAGACCAATGAAACTAATTCGATGTTATTGAAGTCAGCACTAAGTAGGTCGAACTTAACTCTTGATTCCATCATTTTGATTAGGAAATCAGAGCCAGGCTTAGCCCCAGCTTTAACCGCCTGATAGTACACATGCATAAGCTCATGTGCATAATTTCCAAAATCAAAACGACGTCCAATCCTTAAGGTTCTTTGGATACCTTCCAAGTAAGAATACGCGTGCTCTTTTGGGCAATGATCGTATACTCTTAATTGACTAGGGCTGTAGGTATCACCCATTGTACCCTACTAGTTCAAGAAAACTGAAGAATAGCTTACTTGCTTCTTCTTCTATCTCTCTGCTATATCCGCCTGTTTCTCCAAGCAGGAAGCTGAATTCTGAGCCAAATTGATCTTGAACTTTGAGCAGGTACATTGTTTCAGTTCCATCATCCGTTGCCCTGGTAATAGATCCGAAATCAAATTCCTCAACCTTGCTTATTACTTGTAAGGGTGTGGAGTTCGTTGAGGACAACTTTAAACCATCTGGCGAGTTGCCATTCCGACCCTTCATCCAGTAGCCATTCCAATTGATGTATTGACCCGCTTTTCTTAAAATATTCTGAAATATCATCGGTTCTCATTTCGTCTAGGTTTAGTATTTTCGCTGTTGGGTTTCTTTTAATCGTGCGCACAATGGCGTCATTCATTTCGATTCGTAGGACTTCACTGATATCAAAGTCACTAGCCATCATTTTGCCTCTCCTTTCTTTGAGATATGGTATTCATAGTTGAAGGGTGTTCTGATCTTCAACACAGGGAGAACAATTGGAGTGAAGTTATCTTCATCTCCAAACCATTGTCCTCCACATTCTTCTACTCCGTAACAAGTGTGGGGTTCATCTTCTGGATGACCAATTGGAAGTCCACAAATGCAGGCTTCAATTTTCGCTCCACACATTACCTCCACAATGGGAGGTTCATACTTCTCCATCTGGCTCCTTTTCATAATCAAGTAGACGTGCGAATGTTTCTGCTTGAGCCATTGCATCACTCAAAGCATCGTGTGGCATTTCCGGCTTCGGTTCAAACCAATCAGGAAATGCTGATCTATCACAATCGAAAGGAAGTCCTAGCTTTCCACAAGCATAAGACTTCACATCAATTGTTCTATAACTAAATGGATTGGTTAACCCTGCGTTCTTGAAAAACAATTGAACGTAAGGATAGTCAAACGATGCCGGCCAACCTACAAACATAAGGGTGTTTTCTTCACCTTTGATATCCATGCACCAGTCATAAAAATCTTCTGCTGCATTGAGCAATTGAGTCTTGTATGGAATTACGTGAGAGGCAAGAGCATTGATTCTATGTCTTGCATCCGTTTGATCTGGATGAATCCACCAATCATATGTCTCAGGTTCCCACTCAATATCTTGGGTTTGAATGCCTCCCATAACTGAATGGAAGTAATCGTCATGTCCATCTTCATCTACCAACACTGCTCCCACACTAAGTAGGCTGTAGGTATTTGGTATCAGACTTGCGGTCTCTACGTCAACTGAAATGTAATGCGTTGTCATTGCTTGACTCCGTTTCTGTAGCAAATTGCTTCGGGGTATGCTTTCTTGACTTCTTCGAATGCTTTGTCAAACACTTTATCGAAGTAGTTCCCCAACTTGTAGTTAATGTCTGCTATTTCATCAGGAATAAAATCTTCGGTAGAGCCTTTGATTGAAACTGTTTCTGATCGAAGAACGTAGGAAAGCTCGAGATTATTCTTTCCCATTAGCCTTGCCTCCAAGGTACTAGTCCCGATATTTCGTACACTACTTTAGCCGCACATGCTTGGCTAAATTTCTGTCGATCAGATAAGCCATAAATGCTTGCAACTCCTGTAATTCCGCAACGCTCAATGAGAGTGTCTCGGTAGGAGGACTTAGGCGAAAGCCAAAGTGAAATGTATTCTTGCCAGTATCCATAACAACAGAATGTTCTGACGTCATTTCGACAGTTAGATTCCCTCCAGCCAAGGCTATTGAAAACTTCTGGCAATCCGACATATCTTCTGTACCAATCCATTTCATCGCAACCAGTTAGACGTTCAGGATTAAACTCCACTGGTGGCGGTGGTAAAGGAGTTTCCTGATATGCGTTCCCTATCCTTACTGCTGTGGTCAAATGAGTATTCTCTACAGGAGTGGAGAAATTCACTAATAATGCGACCGCAGCGAGCTTAAATATCAAGGGCGATTCGCTTTCAATCGTTCTAGCTCATCGTCTTTTTTCTCGATACCTTCTTCGATTTGATCTTTCCTTCTTAGACAGAATTGAAGTACTTCTCGTTGAGTAACTCCAGCCAAAGGAGAAATTGGCTCCACTTCATGGATACGATTATGCAGCTTACGGAATTCCTCCATAAGCTCCTTATCTCGTTGGATATCTCGCATTACTTCACCTATTTTATCATCCCAATAGGTGCGTTCTTGTGAAAGTGATCGTTCCATCATTTGGTATCCCCATTCTGTAGCAAATATTGAACTCTCCATTGTGAACGAGTCCAACCGTCAGTATCTTTGTAAAATTCAGGGTATTTGTACGAACCCTTTTCGATGTTTCCGTATCTATCCACGATTTGTGTACGGATAGTACCACATTGCGAACAACGCATTGTAAGATACCATCCACCACCTTTAGGGTTTTTATCTGCTTCAATTTCAACCCAATCGTGGTTAAATGGAGGTCTACAATCCCTGTAGGAAGCAGGAGTAAGTCGACCTTTCTTTACTTTGTTGACAGATTTTCTATCGCCTCTCATTTGGCAATCCTCAACATTGCTGCCCGAAGTTCGGCTATTTCCTCAAACCTCTCATAGAAGATATCAGGATCGGGAAATAGAATTCGTGTTGCCTTTTCCACTCGTGTAAAGACATCATCCGCTGAAAACTTAAGCGCCTTAGAAACTTTGATAGGCTTGATAGCCTCCAAATTTTCTGAACGCCTAGCTTGCATAGTTGCCAATCTCTTGGCAACTCTCGCAGCATTTTGCTCTGGTGTGAGATGTGCTGCGGATTTATGTGCGGTAACACCTTGCATCTTTTCGTGAGTGTATTTGCAACCTGGGTGGTCGCATTTGTACATTTATCTCATCCATTTCTCGTAGTAGACTCTAACTTGATCTACTGACAATTGATTGGTTAGAACTGCTTGCATTGCAGTCAATGACTTCATAACTGCAAAAAACAAATATCCGTGTTGTTGCTTAACCTCCTCTACATTTCTATGACTTGCGTTGATTAAGATTGAATACAGCTGCTTATCCGTCACCCAATCAGGTGAGGAATCAATCTGTGGCATATATGCAGTTAATGGAGAAATGACTACGTATTGCTCCATCTTTGCGAAGTGTTCATTGATACGCCCCAATCGGCCTACATTCCTTAGAAATGGAGATGAGATTGGGGTATAAGGTTCCTTGATATCATCCTCTGGAAAACCATTGACCAATTTATCAATGTCCGCATCAAGGATTTTGCCTACAGGGTATCTAGCTTTCAATTGAGCTAGCCTATTATCTGCAATCTTTACAGCAGCATTCCATGTAGGACCATCGACTCTTTGAAAGGTAGTTAAGGTATTCTTAACCCAATCATTGTGTTCAGGTGATCCTGGCTTAAAGGGTGAATCACTTGGCTTCAATTCCACATCCCATCTTTGCATAAACGGCTGATAGTATTCTTTGAGAATTTCATCTATCCTCTTTAGACTTAGTGTCTTTGGAGGATCAGCCATACTTTTCCAGTAACTCATTAAGTCTCCAGATAAACAAAAGCTGCTTCATCTTCACCTTCTGGATAGTAAGTACATCCTAGTACAATACAATCCTCTGCAAATACTTCAAGATCACCGTGATCCTTTTGTTGTTCTAGTAGGTCTTTGACTAGCTCGCTGATTCGCATCGTGCATTACCTCCAATATGTAAACGGTGATTGTTAGAACAGCTACTCCAATTACGAATGCAATAAGGTATGGCAAGCCAAAGAACCTTAGCATTTCCCATATCTGTCTCACTCAAATCTCGATTCTGTTAACAGGTTATCCACAAGCTGTGTTTTCGTGTGCTGATAACCTCAGCGTATGGCGCCCTATGCCCACCGACTACGTTGGGTAAGCTCTCAGGACCATACGCAGGGCAATCATGGCAATACAGAGGCACCTTCCGAAAGGCTTATTGTCCGACCTTCAATTACTTCTAAAGAAAGCAAGTGTTTATTGTATCTTTGCTCTGCATTTTGCAGGTATACAATTGCACGAGCTAATACATGAATGTCATCTCTTAACTGTCCAAGACCAGTATTGCATCTAACGCAAAGTAGACCACGGACGAAATCTGTCGCGTGGTCATGATCTATGCATGGAGTTTTCTTGAATGGTTGTTCACAAATACCACAAACCCAGAGTTGGTTTGTAAGGATAGTATCTACTGTATCCCTATCAATATCAAATCGCTTGAGAGTAGCATCTGGAATCTTAAAGAACTTGCGATTCTCTAAGAGTTGATAAAGCTCAACAGAATCCATTTGTTCCTTTAACTCCTAAGAGTTTATGTTACTATCCTACGTAGTAGGATGTACTTTGATGACTGTGATCTTTACAGAGTCACCGACTTTGAAAATGTCAGTATCTGACATTTGGAAATGCATCAAAGTAGAATGTCCCCATTCGTCTTTGTTGACGGTATCTTCAAGGGAAAGAACATTGCCTTCGATAGCTACGACTTTATAATCCATGTGAAGCAAAGAGGACTTGAACCTCTAATCCAATCGGGAGCTTGGAGTTTACCAGTTAGCTTATTGCTTCGACCACTTCGATCCCACCGTCCGTCAGATCAAAGAACTTTCTAGAGTAGGGAAGTAAAGGTCCACGAAACTTCCCTACTCTAGACTTTAGAACTAATCACTCCTCGTCAGGATCAGTTCCATCATCATCGCCGTTTTCATCATCTGCATCTTCTGTTGCAGGAGCATCGGCGGACTTTGTTCCAATGAGATTCCTTCCATCAGGAAGCTCAAAAGTGATTGTATCGCCAGGCTTTGACGTATCAATCTTTGCTGCACGCATTGCAGCAGTCAAATCGGCAACCCGATCATAAACCGGAACTGCTTCGATGACTTCCTTGAGGTTTGCATATTCTGCTCCCTCAATCTCCCAAGTGAAATAAGAAAGCTGTCGAGGACCACGCTTTCCTTTTGGTGCGCCACCACGACGACGAGGAGGTTCCATATCTTCCAAATCCTCATCACCGAACAATTCAGCCATTTCACGCAATGACTTAATCATTGCATAGACCTTCTTGCGCTGCTCCATCAAAGGCTCAACTTCTTCCTCTGAAATGAGTGGCTCAACCTTTGGTGCTTGCTCAACTTCAGTCTCAATTGACTTGCGAGCTTCCTTACCGAACTTCTTATCAAGTCCGCGAACCAAACCGTAGTAGAAACCGATTCGCGCACGATCGGTAACATCTTCAGCGGAAAGGTGCTCAACCAATTGAGCGAGGATCTTTCCCCAATTGGGTTCCGTATCCGCAATCAATTGCTTCAAGATTGAAGTGCGAATTGTTCCTGCACCACCATCACGCGAATCAAGCTTTTCGTCAATGACGTCAAGTGTTTCCTTGAGTTCGTCGTACTTCTCTTTCAGGTCCATTGCCATTATTAATTTATCCTTTGTTTGGGTTATGGGTGACTAGATAGTCTCCCGCTCAGGTGATAAGTGTCTCACGGATCGCTAACGGACGTCAAGCGATTGTTGCCTGGTAATCTGTTATGCCCCCGGGCCATAACGACTTCAGAAGAAATCGTCAATAGACGAGGTACTATGTTTTGTACTCTCACCAATTCCAGTCTTATTGTCATGTTTCTTATGACAACCTGCACAGCGCCATGCTAACTCGTTGATATCATTATTGGTGACATCTTTTGTCTCATGGTCTGCCTGCAAACTGTAATCTAGGACTCGGTTTTCTTCGGGCCATATTTCTTCAAAATGACGAGGCGCGTCCTTTGGTGGGAATTTGCTAGTCTTTCCACAATCAACACATACGAACGGAACGTAATTATTGTAAAGCTCCTTCCTGGCCTTTCTGCGTCCCGTAGAGCGCCAATCAACGATTCGTGATTCATCTCTCACTTCTTATCCTTTTTGAAAATAAGAGCAAGAGCTTGTTGATGTGTAAGACCCTGATTCATTAGTTTCCTAATTTCTCGAGCCGTATTTGACTTCGCCTTTTTCATTTGAGTGGCTCCGCTAATTTGTGTGGATGCTGCGTAACGAAATACGAGTACTCACGATCATATTGTAGATGAGCTTCTCGACAAATCTTTTTTGCTTTCTCCTCTCCATCAAATTTGTACTCGAAATTGAGTATCTCTCCATCTTGTCCTGTAGCGAGATAAACGTGATCGTTGTCTCGATCCCACAGTTCAATTACATACGGCTTTTCTTTCTTCATGTTGGTATCTCCATTTTGTTTTTGATGTACGTTGGTTTCCATCTAGCTTCAAATATCTTTTTGAATCTAGGGCTGTAGTCTTTAGTAGGCCAAAACCCATAAAGATGACACATTTTCGGTGCAGCACAACTTCCTTCGGAGCTATGCCCATGTATAATGGTCGGTGAATTATTGCCAAGCCACGGCTCAGCATCGGAAACAAAAAACTGCCTAAAGCTCAACACTTCAGATTTAGTCGGAATCTCCAACCCTACAGGCATTAAATATTCCATCCAGAATACATGCCTGTAGGGTTGAAGGTAATCTTTACGATCTAATTCCTCACGCGCAGAGTCTAGGTCAATCTTAGTTTGTAGTAAGAATTGATTCAAAGAATCCATGATAATGCGACCGAAATCAGACCTTTCCCTTTAGGTACTGTTTCCAATCATGCCTTACTGCTTCGCTATTGGTAATAGTGTTGAATGAAGCAGTCTTTTCATCATTGAGGATATTGATGAAGGTATCTACAGAACTCTCATTTTCGAGGAAGTAGAACGCACCTTTATCATTGGTTCCCGGTCGAACAATACGTCGATAGCATTGCTCATTTCGAGCGGGAGAGTACCACTTATCAAGCATGATACCATATCTCGCTCCACCAGGCCACTTATCTTTATCCTTATGAAGATTCAAGCCCTCGCCTACAGCACTATTCATTAGCAGGACTTTCAATTCACCTTGCTGGAACTTCTTTTCAAGTTGACCAGTTTCCCAGGTGTTATCTCCTGTCAATGTTCTAGCTGTATAACCAGCTTCATGAAGTCGACGCTGCATTTCAATGAGTGGTTCATTGAATGTACTGAATAGCACGACTTGTTCGTGATCTTCAAGTTCATTGATGATATCAAAGGCTTCATCAATCTTGGAAGATTCAGTAATGTTCAAGGTGTTCTCACCAATTACATTACCCTCCTCATCCTTGATCTTGAATACAATGTTATCAGGCCACACATTGATCTGTCGGAGACGAATCAATTGAGCAAGAATAGCTGTTGCAGTCAATGGCTCATCTTCATGTTCATCCAACCAAATGTAGAAGAACTTCAGCATTTGATCGTATGCCTCACGTTGTTTTGGCAACATCTTCAATACTGTAGTAATCTTCTGAATGTCAGGCAATTCCATTCCAACTTCTTCGCATGTACGTCGGAACATTTGTCCACGAAGCAATTGAAGCAAAGTAGTTGATGCTCTTGCAGTTCCATCTGTATATGATTTGAATACATTGAACTGCCGAATGAATTGACGAAGATTGGGAAACCTTACGGGATCGAAGATATGTAGATAGCTCCACATTTCTTCTGGCCTATTCACCATCGGAGTACCAGTCAAATAGATTGAGAACTTCATGTTCTGACTCAATCTATTTACTGCTTTCCAAATGTTAGTAGGTCCACCAGGATTTGCCCCACCTTTCAATTTGTGAGCCTCATCAATGATTAGATAATCGAATTCAGTTTCGAAAATCTTAGGTGTTGAGGTAACAAATTCATAGTTGCAAACCATGATGTTGAATCCCATGCCCATGAAGTCGAGCAGCATTTCACGCTCTTTCTTACCAGTCATTACCGCAGAGGTAACAATCTTAGCCTCAGGCCACCATCTCTTAATTTCAGCCGGAGTTGAAAGAGTCAATGAATCCTTTGTTAGCCAAAGGAATTTCGCATCAGGATTCAATTCCTGTAGGACAATCATTGTGAGGATTGCCTCGAAGGTTTTACCCATCGACATATCATTGGCATTGATTACTCCCGATCGCTTATCCTTGATTGCTTTCAGAGTAACTGCCAAATCCTCTTTCTGATATTGCCTGCACTTACTCCAGGCTTCATAGCCCTTTAGCATTGTGTCAAGCTCAATGGAATATTCTTCCATTTCATTAGCTTCAGCTCGTAATCTCTCGAGCCTTTCCTTTTCAGCATCTTCTTTCCTCTGTTCTCTTTCGAGTTCATAGATTGAAGTGCGAAGCTTTTGAGTTTCGCCAGCAATGACGACTTTCTTTTCTTTCAATGCATTGAGCATCTTGAAAAGCTTTGTTTCTTCGTCTTGAATGTGGTTTAGTTCATCCAGCTTCTTCTTAATTGCTTCCTGAGCAATTGCCAAAGGAGTTGGCTGACTGAACAGTTCATTAATGTTGAGTTCCATTACTTCCTCATCTTCCTAATGCAAAATGGAAGGGCAATTGCCCAGAACAGTAGGACCAATCCAATGTCATTCGTCATCTTCTTTGTCCTTTGAAATATCAACGAGCTTTACTTCATGCCCATTGATTTTCTCATCTCCATTTGGCTGGAGCTTACGGATAGCATCTGGAAGATCCATGTAATGCTTCATTGTTATTCCCAGTAATTTAGCGACCGGAAATGGGTTAATCCATTCGTTCCCATCTACCATGAAAATGAATGTCTTAATTCCCGATGACACCGAATGATCGGAGTAATTTCCTTTCTTCGGAGGAATGACCGGAGGAGATTTGTAGATATCATCCGGTGCGAAGAATTCCATGAACTGAATGTATGTCTCATAGGTTTTCTTCAGCTTGATATAGAGGAGATTAATCTGCCTCTTACTCAATGTTGTCACATTGCCAGAACGCATTGACATACTGCGAATTGAAGAACTCATCATCGCAGTAACATCAGTCATCAAGGGGAGGAGATTAACTAAAACCTCAGCATCTTGTTCGGCAATGAGTGCGGAAATGATTTCATAGATTTCCTCGGCCTTAGCTTTAGCATCTACATTCTTAACCGCATTCTCTTTGAACATTCTTTCATGTTCAGCAAGTGTTCCACGAGCGTCCAATTGCTTAGCCAATTCTCTTGACTTAGCAATCACACGATCAATGAATTTCTTTGGATTGTCCATCATATCTGATGAATCAACTTCCAAGTCCGCTAGGACTTGATTGAACTGTTCTTTCTGGTTTGCCATTTCGTTAGCATCCTTCTTTGTTGAGGTATTGCATTACTTGGACTGAACTGATGAGGTTTTCATTTTCCTTAACCGCATCATATATTTGACCCATGACCTGTAGGAATTCTTTCTTATTCTCTACAGTTTGTTGGCCCTGGAAATGTTGGGGATTCCAACGTGTCCGGTTATTCATGATTAAAAAGAGTTTCATCTATGTCCTTTCCGACTAGATCGTAGTGTTCATCACAAAGATGGAGTCTTTCACCCCAATAAATTTCGTGATGTGTTGCTTGATTTGGACATGCCACCCATTCACAATCCAATTTCCCATTCCTTTTTCAATGAGAAGATTGGAGTCTCGGCAATTCGACCAAGAGTATAAACTCTTGCTTGAAATGGAGAAAGCAGAAGAATCCTACGGGCACGCTTGTAGTAATTCCACACTTGCTTTCTTGCAAATTCCTCAGTGCCTTGAGTAAACCAGAAGTTTGTTACATTGAACTCTGGCTCCAATTTCCTTTGATGAATTGGTCGGCTATTAATCTTGTTCATTGATTTCCTTTCGGGGAAAGTTGACTGTTCTTGGATTCTTTCGAGTATAGATACCCGAGAATGTTTCAGCACCGCAATCACAACAGATTTCCATATCCGCTCCGAGTACGATGATTGCTTTCCGATCGTTCTCTTTATCCCAACACTCATTACATTGAGCTTGTGTCCAACTCATTTGATACCTGCTTTCTTGAATAGTTCTTCGAATGTTGTTAGGAACTGAATCGTTCCTTTCATTTCTGCCCACTGAGAAACATCACTTGCCATAATACTACAGAAAGCTAAGCCGTTCTGCATTTCATAGAGCAAAGGCAACATATCTACAGGGTCAACTACTTTCTTGATAGCTTCACATACCTCAATTGGATTAGGAAGTGTAGCTATATATGCAGCGATATGAGTCCATTCATATCTATAAGCATCTTCTGGCATGACACGTTCACGCACAAAGGATACTAATGGATAGCTAATTCGCTCACCATTAATCCGAGGAATCATATCAGAACTCTTGAATTGAATGTGACCCTTACTGTTTATCACATCGTAATCTTTGAGTTTCTTATATGCTTTGAATGTGCCACTCATTGAGAATCCATGTGATTTCTCGAGCAATTTACCTACATGAGAAGCTCGCATTCCGGGATTCTTAATTAAGGTAGACACTATCACAACCTGGGTGGACGTTACAAGTTTAATGCCATAGCGGTTTTCTAAGGCATAACGAATACCCTTTATATCATCGGCGTCCACGGTTCCTCTTTCTATTAAGCTTCAATTGCTTATAGCGGATTTCTTTACGCCGCTTTCTGGCTTCATATCGAGACTCAAAGAACTCTTTGTTAATTGGCTCGATATCGTAATGATAGGCGTGATATGTCTGATAGAGATTATCTAGCAGTTGGTCACACCTATCATTCCAATCTTCGTCATGGATGTTAATCATTTCTTTAGAATCTCCTTACATTGATTCCAAGTAGTCCAAGGTTGTTTGAAATAGAAGTACAGCTTAATCCACATGATGGATCAGGTACTTTCCATTATGTCTTTTGTCATTGTGTTCTTTTGCGACCTTAAATGGATCGGCAGAACCCGCCCCGAATTTATCCATATAACCACATGGACAAATTACTTTGACGTCGCCAAATCTCCCATCTTTGCGCACGACAATCTCTTTGGTTATATCCATCCCTTTCTCCTTGCAAATTCAATTGAGCAAATTCGTGATCCATCCAAAGATGTATGCCGTCCAGCAGCATTGATGAATTCAAACCAATAGTTATTCCATTCTTCCATTGGTGTAGATGAATCTTGTCCAGCCATTGTATCTGGCTGAGCATGATTATCAATTACTCCGATACAACCCACTTCCATATCGTAGTAATTGAATGCTTTCATTCCCTCTGTCATCTCTTTCTTATCCGCAGAGATGATTACTCGATTTCCGTATTCATCTTTCATCAGAAGTCTACTTTCTCGCAAGTCCAGATGATTGTGTAGGAATTGTAGATCAATTCCGCATCGCCGCCCATATCAAAGCAACGATTCACAATATCACCTGTAGGCTCCATGATTACATTGATCTGATCGCCAGGTCGCGCATCAAATTGGTGGTTGTAATTCTCAGGCACAGTAATTACCTGTGCAGGTCGGTCATTTTCAATGAGCATATGTGTGTACATCATTGTGTTTCTCCTTTGTTAAGAACTAATTGCATGAGAATTGATGTTTGCACATGGCATCTATCTTCTTCTCGTGTTTCTTCATGATGAATCTCAAAAGATTCACCAATCCAACTACAAATACACATTTCCATGTTGTTTCAGTCTTTCCATTCGTTGGGATTGATTGCTTGTAATTGCGACCAGATGTAGTCGCGAGCTACGACGAGCTTATTGATATTCATTCTTTCTACACCCTTAAGGTGTTCACGCATTGCTTCCTCAGGCAAAAGCCTATTCAATGCATACAACGCATCTGCTAATTGCTTCTCATCCATTTCGTTTCTCCTTTGTTGTAAATGGAGTACCCTGGAAAGGAGTCGAACCTTTCAATTACTACCACTACAGGGTGACCAGTATCTATTTACAGATACTCAGGATTACTGCTTCATGCTTCTCGTATACTTCGAGAATTGGATAGCCCAATTCATTGTCATATACGTAGTTGTTGTACTCTGCGAGAGCGATCTCAAGTGCAATCTTGAGTTTCTCAAATTCACTCATTGGATTTCCTCTTCCATGATTCGTCGGATCTTTCTGAAAGTGCTGAGGAGGAGTTCTTTCTCTTGTCCATTCTCATACACTTCTTCGTTGTGGAAGTCATCAATCCACGTGGCAATGTAGGCAATTGATTCTTGCAATTGACGAAACTCGTTTAGGAGTCTGTCATTCAAGTTTGGCTCTTGATTGGCAATGATGTGAATGAATGCCATGTTGTTGATGAAGTCATCTTGCTCACACATGTTATTTCTCCTTATTTGCGACCCGGGATTGGGTTTAATTTGAGCCAATCACGCTTAGCGTAGAATTGGTCCCATTTAATTTGAGCTTGTTCTGTAGTCTCTCGATTGATGCAAACTACTCGGAAAGCATTTGCCTTATCAGTTGAATAGATAAGGACTTCTCGATCATCTCCGAGGAAATCAAAGATCTTCATGTTTCGATCGTACCAATTAGGCAATTCGATCTTGAAGTATTCCTTGATTTGCTTAGCATGGAATGTTCCTACCTCAGTAGCAATTCCGCCGTATGTATGTGGGTATCGTTGCATTCTATTTTTTCCTTTTCTCTATTCACTGTGTGAATATGTTTGGTGAAATCGTGACTTCCTTTTGAAATAGCAATATTCGTTTTCTCTACCCTGGACTACCTAGTAGGTAATTTCGGTGCATAAGGCCAGGTCAGAGGGGGTGGACAGCACTACCTAGTAGGTAGTAGGGGTATTTATATCTGTGGGGTTTCACCCCACGTTAGATATAAATACCTATACCCCGGAGAAATTAGACCTCGAAAAGCCCGGCAAATTAGCCAAGCTAAGAATTTTTCCTTTGAGCAGGTCATTTAAATAACTCCCCTTTATCTTAATTGGTTTAAGACATAACTCTCCCACAAACCAATAGTACCACAGATCGAAGCCGGTGTCAAGTTGTTTATTTAATCCCACCTGTAGGTTATATGCCATTAATTAAAGGCCTAAAAAAATTCTTTGGTGAATTATTATCCAAACGCGACCTGCTGGCAGATATTAACTGGAGAACGCCAAATAGCACCCTTTCGGGTGCTAATTGACGTCAATTCCTTGAAGATCAATTAGGTCAAGACTAGCCACGTATTCCCAGGGGTTTACTTACTCAGCAATTTTTCGCTGGGTTTGGCTTTTCGACTGGCTTACGTCCCCGAGGCTTATCGGGATCTTTCTTTACCAGTCGAGGTGTACCCTCAAGCCAATCAGAATTCATATATCCCGATGTGGCATTGTCCCATTGTTTGCAAGCTGCTGCTCTATAGCTAGCAACAGTCTTAGCCAGGTTTTCAAAGAAAACCATTTGGGCTTTGATTGTGGCGAGGTCCTGCTTAGCGAAAGCTTCCACTAATAGGACTTGATTTGAATCAATTACGGCACCTGCGCCGAAAATGACCATTTCTTTTGCGGGCTTTTCTGTAGCCATTTTTTCCTCTTTCATTGGTTGGTGAAAAAGGGAATAGCGTAGCTAGTCCTGACCTAATCAATCTTCAATTTTCAAAGAACCTGCGCCGAGATCAGCGGGCGAAGCTGGCGCCGTATTGCGTGGCGCAGCTAGAGCCTAGTATTTCTTTACCGATACAAACCAACCGAATTGGACTTGTAATCAGACTGTAACGTAAACGTTTGCATTATTGGGACAGTCGTACCGGAAATGCAAACGTTTACGTGAACATTGATTAGTTGTGCCCACAATAGTTGCGTACGCAAGCTTTGGTGAATTATAATCTGGAATGCGACGCCGGAGGCACGTAGGGCGAAACACCAATAACCCCTAACCTTTCGGCTAGGGGTTACTGATTCAATTGTTTCACGTGAAACAACTAGACCTTGATTCTTTCCACCGTCATTTCTGACGTCATTGCTTTGGCGCAAGGCCGACACAATGTTACCTCTGCATTCTCATCCAGCAGATACCAAGTAACACTTGCCATAGAGCGACCACAACATTCGCAAGCTTCCATTTCGTCTCACCTCACTTTCATTAGAGAGTGTATCGACTAGGGTGGGAAGTCCACCCTAGTCCTTTGAGATATTTCTATCTCAGCATGCTTTGGCAGGGTTAGGCTTCTCAACCTTCTTCCTACCTCGCGGCTTGTCAGGGTCCTTCTTTACCAAGCGGGGAAGTCCTTTGGCCCAAGCCTTGTCGATATATCCACTATCGACTTGCTGGTCCCATTGCTTATTATCGGCTGCCCGATACTTAGCAAGGACTTCCGCTATTGCGGCATAGAAAGATCGCTGAGCAAGAATGGTCTCGATATCGAGGTTGGCATATGCCTGGACCAAGAGCACTTCATTGCTCTCGATAACAGCGCCAGCACCGAATACCACCATCTCCCGCTTAGGATCTAGTTCCTTCTTCATTGTGTTTCCCTCCTTCCGTTCTTTGACTTCTACGGCGAGACTTCCTCGCACTTCCTTACGAATACAATTAAACCATTCCTTTACCGGTAAAGGGAACAGATTCTTTGTGCGGTAACAAAGAATCTTTATGCACTCGACTGCATAGTAATTCACGGTACAAGTGTACCGCTTATGAATTCCCGGTACGAGTGTACCGTTGTGGACACAACCGTTGCAGTATGCAATAGTTTATAATATGAACTGTTGCAATGCACAATAGTTGCACCCGCAATAGTTGTGGTCGCAACTATCCGGTTGGTCCCTCTACTATGCGATTGGCGTATTTTGCCAATTCACCAGACAAATTTTCTCTTAACTTTGAGCAGACACAAACCATTAAAAAACGGAATTTTGACAAACATTTGAGCACGTGATACAACATCAACATGGACCTGATCTTCGACCAACCCACAGAACAGGTTGAAGCGGTCGTAATTGGGTACGATCGTTCTTTACTCCAACAAGTCGTCACACAGATAGAAGCTCGATATTGGCTCACATCTGAATACCCTACAGGCATCCAACTAAACGAAGCTTATGGAACAGACTTCGGAATCTTGAAAGAGATGCTTCCCGCCATAAATAAAGCACTCGAAAAACGCGAACTTCCGCCCTATGATCCTTGGAAACGAATTGCTAAGAAAGACGAGCTTGATCCAGCCTTTGTGATCGCCGTCAATTCCTTGGTAGATATCAGTGATAAAAGGTCTAGAACCATTAAGCTGAAGGCTGTAGGACTCACCACGCATCGTTTTAACGTACTTTTAAAGAGTAAGATGAATAAGGCTTACTACGAAGCACGTGCAGAAGAAGCCTTTGGAAATGTCCAGCCTGTAGCAAAAACCCAACTCGGAAAACTAGTCGATTCTGGAGATTTGCAGGCAATTAAGTACTACCATGAATTCACTGGAGTACATGACCCAAACAGGGAACTGAACCAGAACTTGAACAAGATCATTTTTCTGTTCATGGAAGTCTTAATCCATCACGTTGATCCCAAATTAGTTGACGTAATTTCGCAAGAATTTGATGCCAAACTGTTGGAGCTAAAATGAACATAACATCGAGGACCGCATGGGGCGCAAAGGTAACGAATGTTCCAGTGTTAAATGGGGCTCTTCCTAAAGTTTACATACACCATACCGCAGGACATTACCCGGTGAATGTAACTGAGGAGATTTCTCAGATGCATACTCTACAGCACATTGCAATTGATGTTAAACACTACACTGACATTGATTACAACTGGCTAGTCGGACCTTCCGGTACGGTTTATGAGTCAAGAGGTTTAAACCATAAATCTGCGGCTACTCTCGGAGAAAACGAGGTAAGTCGTTCAATTTGTTTGATGGGAAATTACCAGGGAGATATGCCAACGGCAGCAGCTATTCAAGGAATTATTGATTGCATCAAATTCCTGACAAACCATGGAGACTTAGCTTCTCCACGTTATTTAGAAATTCTTGGTCACCGAGACAACCCAAAGCACCCAAATGCTACGGCTTGTCCAGGTGACCATTTGTATGAATATCTACCAAAGATTCGTGATGCAGTTATTAGTCACGAACCCAATCCTGATGGAGATGACGAAATGCTCAAAGCAAGATTCGTAAGGCAAAAGGGCTACACCAACGTTTTTGTCGTTGGAGGAGGTTTCCCAGTTCTCCATTGTAGTGGAGAATTGATGGCTTCTATTGAACAAGAAGAGCCTTCAACACCAAAAATCTTCCAAGACAACATGGCTGCAATGCATGGACTTTGCACTCAAGCTGGTTTGGATATCAATGATCCAGCACAAGTAGTACCGGGAGGACCAAATGATAGATTTGGCTGAAATGCTAGCAACAACAGATAGTGGCACAACTAATGTTGTAATTATCATTGCAGCTGTAGTCGTAATCCTGTGCGGAATCATTTACATTGTCCGTAGATGATAACAGTCAGCAACCCCGTTTATCTTTTGATAACAGGTCTAATACCTCTATTGACTGGATTCATCACGAAGATAAACCTTAAAGGGCAATGGAAAGGATTAATCACACTTTTTCTAAATAGCGTACTTGCATTTTTGACTGCAAACGTGGTAAAAGGTAGTGACTTCGCAGCTTTCAGTTGGCAAACTTTAGTTACTGCCTTCGTTGGATTTGCAATCAGTGTTTCGACATACCAAGCAGTCTGGTCAAAGACTAGACTCACATCATCCAAACCAGACAGTTTGTTACTTCCCAATTTTGGGATAGGAAATGGAGAACCAAGTGAGTGATTTTGTACACGACCCCAACCCAACTGTAGCTGTAATTAATCAGCCAGAAGGTTCCGTAACCGTTACAACTGAGAACAGTGACTTTGCCCATCGAACAGCAGAGCAAACTGCTGAGGAAATGAATTTGAAAGCAGAGCAAGCAGCAGAAGTAGCTAAGCTTCAAGAAAGTCACGCTGAGGAAAATGCAAAGGTTCCAGAAGGTGAGCCTTTGGAAGAAGTAGAACCGCCAGTTCCTTATCGTGCATCAACTCCTGAAAGTGATAAGGCTGCAACAGATCAACTCCTTGAAGAAGGAAAGATCACAGAAGATGAGCACAAGGAGCGAGTTGCAGATATTGCAAAGATCGCAAAAGACGAGACTTTGACGCCACAAGAACCAGAGCCTGAGCCCCAAGCTAAGGCTAAGACCGAACCAGAAAAGAAAGAGGCTGACACCCACAAAGATGCTAAGAAGTAACAGCTTACCCCGTGAGTAAGAAATTCATAGCTCCGTCCCTGAGTATGACTGCGGACGTTTTTCGTTCGTCGTTAAAACGAATAATTACTCATCCCACAATAGCTGGCTACACTCCACAAGAACAACAACTTCCCTTTCACACCTCACACGCGAAAGGGAAAGTTGCCTTGGGTGGTAACCGTGCTGGTAAAACAGTTGCGGGAGCCACTGAAACTACGTGGAAAATGACTGGAACGCATCCTTGGAATCAAAAGAAGAAACCTCCAATAGCCTGTAGGGCAATTGGTTCCTCATTTGAAGAAGGAATTAAGAAAATTATCATTCCCGAACTAGCTAAGTGGATTCCACCAAGTCAGTTAAAGAATGGTAGTTGGGAGGCAAGTTATGATGCAGCCGCTCGTAACTTAACTCTGGAAAATGGATCGACAATTGAATTTCTAACTTACGAGCAAGAAGTTCAAAAGCACGCTGGTACTTCTAGGGACCACATTTGGTTCGATGAAGAACCGCCACAAGCAATTTTCAACGAAAACATGATCCGTCTTGCAGATGTGGATGGTGAGTGGATTCTAACAATGACGCCGTTGTTAGATATGAGTTGGACATATAACCGACTTTACTTAGAGGGACTGAAACCTGAGAACGAAGGCTTGGCGATATTTCATCTGGATACTCTTTCTAACCCTTATATTACTGCTTCTGTTCTAGAGGAACTGCTAGAGGGAATGACAGATGAAGAAAAGAACGCAAGAACCCACGGAACTTACTACAACCTTTCAGGGGGAATTTACACTAAAAGTTTGTCGCAAGACAACTTCATTGACCCAATTGTTGGAACTCCCCTATGGGATGCCTACAAATACAATTGGGGACATTTTGGGATGTTGGATCACGGATACACAAATCTTACAGCATTCCATCTTGCGTGCTATAACGAGCATGGACAGGTAATTGTCTATGAGGAATACACATCGACGAAAACTTTGGTTAAAGATAATGCTCGGGCTATCCTGGGCCTTATTCGTCGTCTTGGTTTGCACGAAATAATTGACTACACGGTCGCTGATCCTTCAATCCGTAACATTCAACCGATTGAAGGCAAAAGTATTCACGAAGAATATGGGGAAAATGGTCTGTACTTGGTCCTCGGAAATAATGACGTAAAGGCAGGAATTCTTCGAGTAAATGGGATGATCGCACGTAATGAACTAAAGTTCACTACGAACTGTGAGAATCTCATTAAAGAGATTCCTCAGTACCGTTGGGCCAAGTACACTTCTAGCAAAACAGCAGATAGGAATAACCCGCAGGAACAACCTACCAAAAAAGACGATCACTCAATGGATGCCATTCGATATGGAATGATGAGTCGTCCAGAAATGTTTGAGTCGAAAGACCAGCCTGTAGGAAATATTCTTAATGCTCCTGTAGCTGTCGGTGAAGAATACAGAGATAGAGAACTAATGAAGTTATCGTACAAAGACTACGATGACCCTGCAATTTGGGATGATATCCTAGGATCGGATTGGTAATGAGACCTGTACAACTAACATATGACCCGCCTGCAATGCCTCATGTTTGTATTAAATGTGGAGCACATGCACAGATACGAGATTGGTTTGTGGACATTGGCGCAGAAGTCGAATGGGAGGGATACGTTTATCTTTGCAATAGTTGTCTTGCTGATATCATCAGAGTTACTCCTGATTTTCTTAGCGTGGAAGCTCACAAACAAATTGTAGCTGAATACCAAGCTCGAATGGATGAACTCTCAGAACTCAAGAAGAAATTCAATACCATGAGCGAATTGTGGTTTGAAATGACAGGTAACTCTCTCGAAGTATTCATGGACAACCTAGTGAAGGTGAACGAATATGCAAGAATGGAACTTTCAAGAACTGTATTTGAGCCAGCTGATGATTTCACAGCAGTTGTCGGAGACAGTTCAGAATCAGAGTCGAGTGATAATCTTTCTGACGAATCAGAATCAGATGCTGTCCCAGATATCATCTTCAGTTGAGCCAACTCCATTTGCAGATGGGGATACCTTCTCAATGGAAGCTAATGATGGTGTCTATGAAGAAGGTCAAGTTATCTTTGACTTGGATGAGTTCGATAAGGACTTGATCGGAGAAGCGGAAAATGCCGAAGAAACCGTTTGATACTGTCAAAGAAGAAGTCGATTACTGGGAAAAGAAGTTCAAAACATGCGAAAACCTTCGCAAATCATATGAACAGCAATGGTATATGAATCTTGCGTTCTATTTCAGTAAGCAATGGGTTGTTTGGCAGCAAAGTATTGGAGGTTCGGGTGGACGTCTTTATAATCCTCCGACTCCTCGTAATAGAGTTCGTCTTACAGCTAATCGTGTTAAGCCGATTGTAAGAGATGAACTCACAAAGTTGATTAAGCAGGAACCACAGTTCTATGCAAAGCCCAATACAACAGACCCTATGGATGTTTCAGCAGCTAGAGTGGCAGAAAGTTTAGCTGAATACTGTCTAACTTCTGGTTATTACAACAGAATTAGACGGCAAGCCACGTTCTGGATGCTTCTTTGTGGTACAGGGTACATCAAAACAACTTGTAAAGGGCCAAATACTCCTCTTATTTATGAAAGAATTCCTGCATTTAACCTTTACTTCCCAAATCTTGAAGAGGAAGATATCCAAAATCAACGCTTCATCATGCATGTTCGTGGCGTTGATCCAGAGGATATTGAGGAAGCATACGATATCAAGGTTAAAACCGATATGGATATCGTAAATACTAACCTTGAAGCTCGATTCTTGAGTGCAATTGGTGTTCAAAATCAAGCTGCCGGTGCAAAAGCTGTTCTCGTCAAAGAAATTTGGGTAAAGCCATGTAAACGATATCCCGAAGGAGCTATGCTTGTAATTGGAGATGACAAAATTCTCTACAGGTATAGTCCAAAAGGTGTCGATGTAGATGAAGATACTGGAGTAGAAGTTCAGGGTGAAGATGAACTTCCATACGATCATGGAAACTACCCCTTTGCTAAGATGGATCATACTGCTTCTGGGAGATGTTATGGAATCTCAACGATCGAAGACATTATCCCTCTACAAAAGGAGTATAATAAAACTAGATCGCAGATTATTGAGGCTAAGAATCGTATGGCTAAACCTCAAATGGCTTACACTAAAGGCTCGATTGACGTTACTAAGGTTACTAGTGAAGTGGGGCTTTATATTGCTGTTAATCCTGGCTTCAATGCTCCTGCTCCAATTCAAATTGAGCCCTTACCTCAATATGCACTAGAAGAACCACAACGAATCATCGACGATATGGATGAGATTGCAGGTAGAAATGAGATTTCTCGGGGTACTGTTCCTACAGGAATTGAGGCTGCGTCGGCTATCGCGTATCTTACTGAACAAAATGATTCCAAGATATATAACACCGTGGCATCCATCGAGGAAGCTACCACCGAGGTTGGCAAACAAACTCTAGCACTTATCAATCAGTTCTGGGATGAAGAATACATCGTAAACATTGTCTCTAAGAACAATTCGTTTGAAGCTACTTTGTTCAAGCAAAGCAATCTGACGAACAACATGGATATTATGGTTGAGCCGGGAAGTATGGCTCCCAAATCCAAAGCAGCAACGCAAGCATTCATTACTGATCTGATGAAAAATGGATTGATCCCACCTGAAAAGGGTCTCCGTTATCTTCAAATGAATGAAACTTCCAGATTGTACGAAGAACTACAGGCTGATTCAAAGCAAGCCCAACGAGAAAATTACGCAATGGCTAATGTGCAAGACCCCACAGCCATGCAATATGGTATGCCAGGTATGGGAATGGATCAAGGAATGGCAGGGGCAATTAATCCTATGCCTGATCCTTATTCTAATCCTAACGGTGCGGGACTAAATGGAGGAGGAATGCCTCCGCTAGATATGTCTGGAATGCAAACACCGCCAATGAATGGAATGGGAACTCCCCCTCCTGTAGACCCAATGGCAATGGGTCAAAATCCTATGATGGGAATGCAACCACAAGGACCGCCGCCCCCACAAATTTTCCAACCAAATTCATACGACAACGATGCTGTACATGTTTATGAGCACGAATTGTTTATGAAGTCTCAACAATATGAAGGACTGTCTCCTTATATTAAGTCAGTCTTTGAACAGCATCTCACATTAACTAAGCAGAAAGTGGTGCAAGCACAAAATGTCGGACTTCAACAACCCGGAAATGCCGGACCTGATAATTCCTCCGTTCCAACCAACGGACAGCCCCAGCCCGTCCCAGCATGAACCAGTAGATTATGCTGATTATTCGGACTTTACCCGTGGAGTTTTAAGTTCAATTCCAGAAGATGATCGTCCTGTAGTTGCAAAGTACATTAAGGATTGGGATGGAAATGTAACTAGGAAATTCCAAGAAATCCATTCTCAGTATCGTCCATATCTTGAACTTGGTGATATTGAGGATATTCAATACGCTAAGTATTACACGTCCATGATGCAGAATGATCCTGCAAAATTTATCCGAGAATTAACTACAGCAATGAGGGATGCCGGTATGTCAACTGACGATCTTTTTGTCAATGATGAGCAATATGAAAACTATCAGCCAGGTCAAGAACCTCCGCAAAATGACCCAATGGTCCGAGAACTATTGGCTAGACAAGAGCAGTATGAACAAATGCTCGGAAATGTCTACCAACAGCAACAGCAATTTCAACAGTCACAGGTTGAACAGCAGCAAATTGCTCAACTTGACAGATTGATGCATGATATGCATACTCAGCACGGTGACTTTGACGATGACTGGTTTTTGCTTCAATTAGAAAAAGGAGCAACACCCAATCAAGCAATCAATGCTTACAAAGAACGGTTTGGCAGTCCTGAACGCAAACCAGCTCCAAGACTTTTGAATGGTAATGGGGCGGTAAGGCAGGACCAGGTTGATCCCTCTAGGTTAAGCGATTCGGATAGAAAAGCATATGCTCTTGCTATCCTTCAAGCTAATACTCAATCCTAGGTAAAGGAACAATCAAATGCCAGCAACCCTAGCCACTGTTAATGGCATCCTCAAAGAAGTATATGAGGGTGGCGTTACCGATCAGTTGGATGAAAACGCAATTGCAATCAAGAGAATTGAAAAGTCCTCGGAAGGAATTTTCTCTACTCCTGGTGGTAAGTACGTTGTCTTTCCACTCCACACCCAGCGTAACTCTGGTATTAGTTACCGTGCAGAAAGTGCACAACTTGGTCCGGCAGGTCAGCAAGGATACGCACAAGCGCAAGAGCGTTTGAAGTATGGATATGGCCGAATCAAGATTACCGGACCTACAATTGCTTTGGCAGATTCTAATCCCAAGTCTTTCATCAATGCACTTGATGGTGAAATGAATGGTTTGAAGAAGGATCTGACGAAAGATTGCAACAGAATCGCATGGGGCAACTCTGCTTCATTTGCTTCGTCTGGAAAGACTGGAGGCATTTCGGTTCTGACTGCACCAAGTGCAGCTTCAACAACTGTTACTGCTCCAACAGCATTGCTTCAAGTTGGCGAATATATTGACATTGCAGCAGGTGCTACAGGTATTCCTGTAGCTGGTAGTACCGGCCGTACAATTGTCTCTATTACTTCACCAACAGCATTTGTTGTTGATGCTGTGGTAACAAATGCAACAGGTGATTTTGTTGTTCGTAACGGCAACACCGATAATGAGCCTTATGGGTTGGCTCAGCTTGTTGATGATGCAGGAACACTTCATGGCATTAACTCTGCTACAGCCGGTAATGAATACTGGAGAAGCATTGATGATGGTGCCACTACTGCCCTGACTGAACTCGTTGTCATTAAGATGATGGACGATATTAAGCAGAAGAGCGGTGGAAAGCCAAGTGTTCTTTTCTCTGCACTTGGAGTCCGTAGGACTTACTTCAACCTCCTCACATCTTTGCGCCGTTACAACGAGCCAAAGCAATGGGATGGTGGTCTTGTAGGTCTTGCATTCATGTACGAAGGCGATTTGCCATTCATTGCAGACCCAGATCAGCCTCCGAAGTCTTTGTACGCAGTACAAGAGTCCGAAGTAATGATCTACCGCGATAAGCCGTGGTATTGGGAAGATATTGACGGATCAGTTCTTAAGTACGTGCATGACTATGACGTGTTTGAAGCACTGATGAAGCAGTATTGGCAGATTGTTACTCACAAGCGTGGTGCTCACGGTAGGTTCACAAACCTTACTGAGTCCTAACAATTGGTGCCAGGTAGTATCGGTGTTGCCACTTCTGATACTACCTGGCACTTTGTCATTTGGAGGTAGAAATGGTTGTTTTAGATGACGGAAAGAATTATATAGATATGGGCGGAGTTTGGGTAGAGTCCGATGCTTTGCGGATAGCCCAAGCAGTTAAAGATTACGATGACAATCTTGAAGTAATTTGCCTTGATCCTGCTGATCCTAGGGTTAAAATTACTTCTGCACCATTTTTGGTCATTCAAAGAATGGCGAATGGTACATACCAAAAGGTCTTAGAAGCGTGGGAACTTGACAATCGTATCTTAGAGCGAATTTGGGCTGCCGATCAACAGAAAAACGATCAACTCAACACTCTAGAAAAGTGGGAGAAGGCTATCAAAGATGGTCAAGACAAACGATATCGCGAACAGCTTGATGAAGCCAATGAGTTGTCTCTTGACATTCTCGCATCAAAGGCTTCTGGATATTCATTTAGGAACAAGATGGATGATAAAGTCAAGCTACACGAGAATAACCCAATTCCTACGCTGAACGATGGGAAAAAGAGTTTCTCATGAATCTAACTACTGTAGTGCGAAAAGTTCAAAGATTGTTTGGTGATACCCCCGCAGAAATTGTCATCACACAGACGGATATTTTTGATTGGGTAGATGAAGCTCAGCTTCAAATTACTCGAAAGACACACTGTCTTACTAAAAGTGCTACAGGACTCGCCGCTTCGACTTTTCCTCTCAATCTCCCTGCTGATTGGATTATGTCGAAGCGGCTTCTTTATGGAAAGACGGTACTCAAGTTTGTAGAGATTGATGATCTCGATGGTTTAAGTTATGATGCGACCGTGCCTGTAGATACTCCCACGGTGTATTATATCTTCAACAAGCAACTCAATCTGTACCCAAATAAAGGTGCAAATGACACAACACAGTTGCAACATGATTATGTGTGTACCCCAACACCCATAGCTACAATTGCAACTCCCTTAGATGTTCCCATTTCATATCATGAGGATATTGTACGTTACTGTATCATGCGTTCACATGAACGTAACGAGAATTACAAGGCTCAACAGATTAGTTCTGACACTCTTGAAGCCTATTCTGGCGAAAGAATGCAAGAAGCTACTAATCCTAATGAGGAAAACTATGTAATTCGGGATGATCCCGGTGAGAATGAAGTGTTCTCTGCCTATACATACTAAGGGTTCTAATGGCTGTCTTTGGAGAAGAAACTTTCGAGCTTCCTATCTTTGCTGGACTTGGCATAACCGATAGACCTACTGACACTCTTTGTCCTCAACTTCAAAATATGTTTCTGAGTTCTGAGAAAGAATACCGGATCAGAGAAGATTTCATCCTAATCCAGCGAACTACGAAAACGCCAATCGCTATTGGAATTGCACAGCCTGTTCCTAGAACTCTTTTTGAAAATAACATGGAAGTGTTCACAGCTGTAGGTATTGAAACTGCGGATACTCCTACGATTTTACAGTTCTTTGATGATGGAACCACAAGAGATTGTAGATGGTTGAACTGTAATGCAATTACTCCTACATCTGTTGTTCAAACATTAGCCGCTGGCTATGGTGTCAAAGCTTTTTGTCAGTACAAGGATCGCTATTATGCCAGTAATGGTACTACCGTTGGAAAGATTTTCAGAATTCAAAACTTCGTAGCTGCCGGTGGTGCTTTAACAGTTACTGATCTGAACACTATTACTAAAGGCGTGGATATTCTTCTCACCTTTCGTTCTCGTGTGTTTGGGATCAAGAAGAACCGTATCTACTATACTGATCTTCCAGCTATTGCAGGTTACCCTGAGGTCTGGAATGAAAGTATCAATGTCATTGAAATTCCTTCTGTAGACTTTGATGTTACAGTTCACAATGCATTTGTCTACAGGGATAAGATTTATATGTTCACTGACAAGGGAATTTATGTTCTTTCCGTGAATGGTGCCCCTGTAAACTGGAGTATTCAGCCGGTAAGTACTAACTACCCCATCTATGACAGAGACTCTGTATGTCTTAACAAGAATGTGATTTTCTTGACAGATCAACAGAGTGTAACAATGTTTGATGGATCACAGTTTAAGCCTATTTCTAACAATATTCGCTCTGTTTTCCATAATAACAACTCAAGTTATTGTTGGTTTAGTGTGTATGCTTGGGAAGATGGAATTCTTCTTACTAGAAATAGTTTCAATGCTCCGTCTGGATTTTACACACGAAGTACAAATACTAATAACAACAAGAAAATGCTCTACTTCAACATGTTTATTTGGACGGAAATAGAGTTGGCTGATAGCTATTGGGCTACGATCAAAGCTGGTCGTAGTTTTTTGCCATATAGAGGTAAAGTTGCTAGTAGTTGGATTTGTGGTGTAACTAGTGCTACCGATCAATCTATTTATTTCTATGATGGAGGCTATTGGAAAGGAGATTGCGCTAATAGTACAGATCATATTGGGGGT